CTTAAATATAGTATCGTCTAATGAAGTTGTCGGAAGATATCCATCTGGGATTTCTTTTAAGATGGCTAATGTGATTTCTTTTTTAGTCTTAGGAAATTTCATCCGGATATACTGTACGTCCGGTGCTTAGGAATACGACAGTAAACATGTCAGTTTTGAATTGAGCATTTAATTTACGACACAAATTTCTTGCATGACCTGGATTAGAAAAACTTGTCTTCTTATATTTGGGTGCGGCATCACTTGTTAAGTAATGTGAAGACTTTAAATTAATAGGTTGATCATCATAGTAAACTGCCCAGATGCCAGACGCCTCAATGATTTGATCACACTTGTATGTTTCTTTATCTACATACTCTAGGATAACATGTGGCTGGCTTCTACTCACTTGAAGTTTCCGCCTTTAACCTGTACATCGATTGTTTCTTCATTATCTTTTTCCTTTTTCAACTCATGCAAATCTGCTAACAACATTACCAACTCGTCTCTAAGACCTCTGGCATTATCAATAGTGAGAACAACGTTTGTACTTGATTTACTTTCTCCTAGTGATACTTTGTTCACAAAATCTTTGATGTGTAACATAATATGCTTATATATTTATCAGATTTTTTGCTTCTTCTTTAGTTTTGAACGGCCCTTTATACGGATATCTTTGAATAAAGATGTATTTTGGGCAAAAAATGACTTGTTCTATACCATTATGTTCAACAACAAAGTAGCCAGCAGAATGAAAACACTTAGATTTTTTAGTCTTAGTAAAGACATGCAAACTACGTGCCACATCATAAACAGAGTTATATGTTCTTGCAGTAGTTGGAAACTCAGGATAGGGTGTCTCTACTTGTTTCTTAGATTCTTTGGGAGCAACAAATTTTATTTTTGTATTCTTTTGAATCTTTTTAATAGACTCAAATTCAAACACTTCATCTTGTAGAGTAACGTTAAACGTTCCTACATTGTTTGCAAATACATTGCCTACTTTTCTTTCGCCGTCTTTTAAAATCCAAAACTCATCATCTTTGATGGGCTTTGCAGTTAGTTCTACATCTAATATCATTTTTTCTCCATTAAGTTCGTAAACATATATGTTATTTGTTTTTACCATTATCCTACCTTTAATTTCCCTTCATAGGGTGTGTTCAACCATTTAGAATAAACATCTGCTTGATCACTAATTCTGTTAAGTTCATACTTACCGCAGAACCTCATAAAGTGTACACCTACTTGTGCAACGTTTTCTTTAGTTAAACTTGACTTGATAATATCATCAGTCGCATTTCTAAATGCAATGGGTTGTGCTGTAAGATCGATTAGTGTACGATTGCGTTCATAATCATCACGTACCCTATGCTCAACATCATTGTGATCAGTCCAACGTTGTAACATGATGTTGTTCCAGTTGAATCCACCTTTATCTTTATCAGCAAATGCTTCTAATAGACCTGTCTTGTTTTTAGTACCCTTCTTACGTACACCTGGATATGCACTAAACACATTGTCACTAGTGTCACCACGCATACATTTCTCAAACAATAGATACTGAGGGTCTTCTAATGTCTTATGCTCCTGAGTCTTTTTATCAATGACTGGTCTGCCTCTATCATCAAAGTAACCATCAATAGTAATTAACTGCTTACTAACACCATTATACATATGAACAGACTCTGATAGCAACTGTAGATAGTCAGTATCAGTAGAGATAATGATATGTTCATCGTCAGGGTGTAGTGCGGCAAAACGTGCAATACAATCATCAGCCTCAGCATTCGGATCACGTAAGACTGTTACGTTAGTTTTTTCAGATAAGAATGTAGTCAATGCTTGATAAGTCTCCCAAAACATTTCACTTTCTTCAATCTCTGCTTCAGTCAAATCTTGTTCTTGTACTTTACGATTTGCTTTGTATGGAGTATAAAACTCTTTACGCCATGAACGACCTTCTAAACAGAAGACCACATGGTCAACACCGTAGTTACGAACTGCTTGATTAACTGATCCTAAAGTCAGATGCAATGCCATACCTATTTTTTCCCATGTATCTGCGTTGCGTGATGCAACATGCTTTGCACGGAAAAAGGCATTCATTGTGTCTATAAGGGCATACTTCATATGAGTCTCTTATTTATCATTTAATATAATACTATTATACGCAATATATACGCATATTGCAAGCCTTTATGGGTAAAAAGGGTAAATTAAATTATTGGGGGTGGGGGAGGGTTGTAGGACTTGACTGCATCGTCAAGTGTTTTTTCAGGTTCTACAAAGCCTTCTGCTTGTGCAACTTCTTTATTATCAAAGAATTTATGCATTTCTTCTATTAAAAATGTTCTGTTTTCCTGTACAGATAAGTCAAGTCTACGTTCATTAATAAGAGTAGTTTGATGTGACTTCCATGCATCAAAGGCTTTTTGAGATACAGTTTCTAATAACTCTCTACCTGCAGGACCAGGTAAAGGTGGAAACGACATTGCTGGTAGTTCCTCTTGATATTTTTTACAGAATACTACTTTTTCCATTAGTCGATCATCCAAAACATCCAAATAATCATAGGGTATAATCCCCATAGTAGATACTCTACTCTTTTAAATTGTTTTTGACCTTTTTCACTTATATCATACATATTAACTTACCTCTGATCTTCCGTCGCCTAAATCTGTACTAGTAACAACTCTCATGTCTGCACCAGTAATTGGATCCTTATCTTTTCTATTATAAGGATCTGCTTGTTCTTGTTCATAAACTTCTAATGCGATGTTACGACAAACTTGTTGAAACCATCTGTCAACGATTTCTTCATCGTTATCATCATCTTTTTCTTTGTATCCTGCTTTGATTAGATTCAATACGAACTTGTCGTTCCAATCCATTTCAAATGCACCATTATTTATATCTTCAGGATCAAGTTGCATATCTAAGATAGATACCCAAGGTTCTCCGGCCCTAGTTGCTTTTTCTTTTTCACTAAGTTTAGGTGTTGATTTCTTTTTAGGTTCGGGCTTTTTCTTACCGAACATTGCTTTTATTTTATCTAACATTTAATTCCTCTCTAAGTACTTATCGTGCAAATGGAAGGACGCAAGATTTTTTGCTTTAGACTCACACATCATATCAGCCCATGATAGATGATCAAGTGCCCAGTCATTGACTGCATTGTTCCAGTAGTAGTCAGAATGTGCCCTGAGTTTTTGTTTCTTGTGTCCTGACTCTAGTAGTGTATCTAAGTCGGGCAGTTGATCAAGGTTGTGTCCAGTGAGATAATCCTCACGTGATACTGAGTAATGAATGACAGGACGAACACCTCGCCAAGAATCAATTATACGTTTACATCTATCATCTGTTGGTAGAATATATTCTCCTTCTTTGACCCAGTGATGGTGTATGTCCAATACGAGTGCAAGATGATCGGCGAGTTCGAGGCTTGCATCAAGTCCCCATGACATTTCATCGTTTTCGATTGTGATTGTGTTGCGTGCCTCGGGTGAGAGTCTAGGTAAGACATCGATGATACCTTGGGGACCTTTACGTCCTGAGATGTGTACGTTGATTTTGAAGTCCTGAAATGTCTTGCCATAACCCATTGCTCTTGCCATATCCACATGATACTCAAACTCCTCTATACTATTATCGACAATACGATCAGTTTCTGAAGCAAGTACAGTAAATTGACCTGGATGAAATGATAGTCTGACATTGTGTTTACGTGCAACTTCACCGATTGGCGCACATAGTTGCTCCATACGATTAATAACGTCAGCACGTTTGTAGTAATATGAGAACTCAGGATGAGTATAACCAGTCATCATATCACTAGTTAGACGTACCATACGTAATGATTGGGGCAATGTAGCAACTTTAGATACAAGATTGTATGTGTTGCCTAGATTACGTTCCATGACTTCCCACATCTTGTCTTCTGCTTTGTCAGGATTATTGCGTAACCACGTAAGTGTAGTGCCACCTGTGTTAAGACCTTCAGTAGAAACTACTTGATCTTTTTGATTAACTTCTGACCATTTGCAGGCGAAGCCTATGCGTTTAATATTATTATCTGTAAACATTGATAAATACTCTTATAAAGTGATGGAAAATAAAACCTATGCGTGATATACGAAACATACTAGATATGATACAGGAAAATGAGAAGGATGTCAAGCCTCATTTACCCGAATCTAACCCAGGCGAAACATCAGATTTCGTTAAAAACAATGCTAGATTTGCCGCACATGCTGAAGAAACATTAGATGCAATGGTTGATAAGTTTGAGGTAGAGACTTTACCTGAGTTTTTAGAAGACGAGGGCGTTGAAGTTCCAAACAATAGAGAAGAAGAAGTAGAAGAAAATATCTCTGACAACAAGTTACCAACTATTGATCAGGAAATGGATTCTTACTTTGGATCTAAACCAGGAACATTAGAAGAATTTGATTGGAATCCGACAAGTAGAGACGATGATGGAGACGAAATCAGAGTTAAAGAATGTCCGCGATGTGATGGTGACGGAGTAACAATCGATGCATATGATGAAGATGATGATGTTAAAGTATGTCAGAAATGTACAGGAACAGGGTTTATTACTAGTGACGGGGAACCAATCAGAATAGGCTTTGGACCTAGAGAAGATGAAGTTGTACCTGCTGGAGATGATTTAGACGTTTCTGTAGAGGACATGGAATCGTATGACGATGAAAAAGAATACGATCCAATGTATGAAGAACTAGGCAAAGACGGTAAAAAGCCAGCAGTACCTTATAGCAAATCTACTCAAGCAGATTTAGATAAAAGAATAGCAAATGCAACACCCCCTAAAAGAGATAATAGAGATCATAATGATGCAGATGAAGGGGAAGTTGCTAGACATCTAAGACACATGAGACAATTAAGCGGTCTTAAATCTACACATGATGTTGATGAATGTGGTATAGATGAAGCAATTGATGCACCTACTAGAGTTATCAAAGACAAAGAATTAAATGATTACTTAGACAGAATATTATCAAAAGATAAAAAGAAAACTGACAAATACAAACTTCCTTATGTTCATAGATCAAATGTTAAAAACTACATTCCAATTGTAGATCCAGAAGGAAAACGATTTGATTTAGATCAACTAGCAACTGATATTACTATGCGTCCTAATAGATTGCTTAAACAAAACGAAAAGATGCAACATAGTGACGGAACAGTCAGTATCTTCTATAACATTGGTCTTCCTGCACTAACAGGATTAGGCTATGATGAAGAAAAGAAAGAATTTATTATCATTAATACATGTCCTGGAGCAGGAGAGTGTAAGACATTCTGTTATGCTTTAAAAGGTGGATATGTACAATGGGCACCAGTATCACTTAGTCAAACAAGAATTTTAAACTTCTTATACAATGATCCAAGTGGTTTCTTTGATCAACTAAATGCAGAAATTGATGAAGAAAAACGTAAAGGTGATGCTAAACAAGAAAAACATAAAGTTACTGTACGTTGGCATGATGCAGGAGATTTCTTCTCTGATGAATACTTAGACTTAGCATATAAATTAGCCGCTACGCATCCTACTGTAGACTTCTATGCATATACTAAAATGTCTGATGTTTCAGGTTCTACTCAAAATAGACCGCCTAACTTTATGATTAACTTCTCAATGGGTGCTAGAAAAGCAGAAGAAAAACGTGTAGACTTTGGTCTTACTAAACATTCAAGTGTTGTTCCTAAAGATTTATTTAGTGATCTTCTTATGAAAGACGGAAACAAATTAGTCAAAGGACCAGATGGTGAATGGCAATGGAATAGTCCTGAAGACTATAAAACATTCAAAGAACGTATGGCAGCCAAATACTCAATCGACCCTAAATCTATTTTAACATATGATGAAATGATGAAGACACCTTATGGTGGAGGTGGAGTCGGTGGTGGTGTAGCAGACGGAGATCGTTCATTCAAAAGAGGAATATATAACGTCATAGTCAAACCAGGTGATGGTGATGACTCAGCCAATCGTGCAGACGTTCTAGGCACTTATTTGTTGATGCATTAAAATGGGTGTTATTCATTATACACCAGGTCAGCAACAACCCATAGTCGATAGAGAAGATTATATTAGACAGCAACAACAATGCTCATTACTTACTGATGTCTGTAGCCAAATGGCTAGACGTTGGCGTCAAGCAGGCGAACCCCTCAATAAAACTTACAGTATATTAACTGACCCTAAAAGCCAAGACCCATATGGTGGAACCTTTTCATGGACAGCAGAAAATCTATGTGAGGCTGATGAATGGACAACTAACCCAGTTAAGTTTAAAAACTACAGTTTTCCTGAAGGAGGGGCAGAAACATTAATATGGACTGCATTTAAATATGGTCCAGGATTTAAAAACATTCACATAGAGCCAGCCGCTTTTATAGCATATGAAAAAGGAAAACCAGAAACTGCATATCTTGCATTTAGAGGATCACAAACAGCCGCTGATTTCGGTATTGATGCACAATATGAGCAAGTACCTAATCCAATGGATGTACTAGGCGGTACTATAATGAAAGGTTTTGAAAAATACTTTGCAGGGTGCGGAATCAAAGAAGACGGCAGTAGACCTGCACATCATTTTGAGGTACCTAAACCACCAGGTAAAACACTGTGGCAATCGTTATATGATATCTCATATAAAAATGGTGGTAGTGTCAAACGTTTAATAGTAACAGGACACAGTTTAGGATCTACTACAGCACAACTGTCAGGTGCATTAGCATGTCACAATGGTTGGTTTGAAAGAGTTATTGTATCTTGTAGTGCTAGTCCAAGAGTAGGTACTGCTGGATTTAAAGAATGGTATGATAAGTTACATGATCAAGGTAACCCGCATAGAATGTTAAATGACAGGACTTACAGATTAACTAATAAACAAGATTCTGTTCCTAAAAATCCCAAAGCACCATATGTTGATTTAGGTAATGAACCTTGGTTTGATGAGGGTAATGGCAATGAACATAATCCTTGTTGTACATATTCACATGCAATTAATAATCCGGACGATGTACATAACAGAAATATAGCAAGTTGTGAGTTCCCTTCTCCCCCGGCTCCCCCACTTGTTTAAATCTTAAGTAGTTCTTCTAAAGTATAAAGTTCTTTCATGTAAGGAGAAACTTCTGATAATACAGAAACTTCTATATCACCTTTTCTTCTATCTCCGTTCAGAACTTCAAAGTCTACGTTATTAACTTTTTTAAATGTTTCTGTAATCTCTGTGACTGATCTTCCTACACCATGACCCAATGATTCAGTTTTGTTTGCTGGATTTTCTATTGCTGTTCTTAATGCATTACATATTTCCATAACATGTACATAGTCTCTAATGCATGTTCCATCTGGAGTATTGTAATCATTACCAAAGATTGTAAACTGTCCTTTCTCAGGAGCCTGCATTAAATTATACATTAATCCATCAGGATTAGTAGGAG